AGAGCAATGTTTTCACAACTCCAACTGCTTGGATTATGCACCCACGCCGCCTAGCATTCTTGCTAGCAGGTGTTGATGGTTCAAACCGCCCATTAGTAGTTCCAGCAGCAAACGGCCCAATGAACGCCGTTGCAGCAGGTTCAGGAGTTGCTCAATACGGCAACTCAGGTTACCAACTACTTGGTTTGCCAATCATTGCAGATGCTTCAGTAGCAACAAACTACGGCACTGGAACCAACCAAGATGAAATCTACTTAGTTGATGCCCGTGAGATGCACCTTTGGGAGCAACCAGGATCACCATTCTCACTTCGTTTCGAAGCGACAAATGCTGGTTCATTAACTGTAAAGAGCGTTGTTTACGGCTACGCCGCATTCACCGCAGAACGCTATCCATTAGCCGCTTCAATCATTAGCGGAACTGGCTTAGCAGCACCATCGTTCTAACTAGAACGAATTAAGAACTGTTTAGGCGACTTAACCTCCCCCGATTAAGTCGCCTAAACTCCTAAAATAGTTTGGGGGAACTATGAAAACTGCACACAAAGTAACAATAGGTTCTTGCGATTCAGGCCAGGTTAATGGATCATTTGCTTATACATTAATTCAATTGGCACAATCAAGATCATCAAGATTAGGGCCATTTGTTAGAGTTAAAGGTTCAGGATTACTTTCTAAGATTCGCAATCAAATAGTTAAACAGTTTTTAGATAATACAAAATCTGATTGGCTTCTTATGGTAGATAGCGATCAGCAATTAGGCGTGGCAACTTTTGATAAGTTAATTGATACTGCCCACGATTTAGAACGGCCAGTTGTAGCAGGTTTAGTATTCGCCGCCTTTAATGATGGCAAGAGCGAATATCCAAAACCAGTTCCAGCCATATTTCAAGATGCGCCAGAGGGATTCTTACCTCTCTATAAATATGATGAGAACAAAGTTTTTGAGATAGATGCAGCAGGCACTGGATGCCTTCTTATTCATCGCAGTGTTTTAGAAAAGATGCGTGAAACTGCTGATCCAGGTATGGGCAAGAATTGGTGCTGGTTCTGGGATGGGCCTGTAAATGGCGAATGGATAGGCGAGGATTTACTTTTCAGCCGCCGTATTCGTTCCCTTGGTTTTCCAATATATGTAAATACTGCGGCAATTTTGCCTCATCAAAAATCATATTGGCTAGATGATAGGCATCACAAATTATGGAAACATTAAAAAAGATTTTTAAGAAAAGAATTAAGCCAAAGGAAACGGCTACTGCCGAGCCTAGACTTGAAAGAGCAATCTTACCTAAAGCGGAAAGAAGGATAAAGCGTGCCAATTGTTAATGGTTACTGCACACTTGCTGAACTAAAAGCATCATTAAATATCACAGATGCAGTTGATGATCTTGCTTTAGAAACAGCAATTACCGCCGCTAGTAGAATGATTGATGATTATACTGAGCGTTTCTTTTATGTTAATGGCACCACTCAATCAACAATAACTCGCTATTACACTCCAGTTGATCCATACACAGTAAACATTGATGATGTGATAACAGTTACCGAAGTTGCCACCGATGATAATTTTGATCGGACTTATGGAACTGTTTGGGCAACTAGCGATTTTATGGTTGAGCCAATAAACAACCCAACTAAATCTTGGCCTTACAATAGAGTTCTAGCAATTGGCGCCTATATTTTTCCTTACCAATTACCTCAATCACTTCGAGTTAAAGGCATTTGGGGATTCTCAGCAATACCACCTGAAGTTAATATGGCCGCACTAATTCAATCATCACGCTTATTTGGTCGCAGGCAATCACCATTTGGAATCGCTGGTAGCCCTGAAATGGGAACTGTTAGATTGTATTCTCGCCTTGATGCAGATGTTGAAGTATTGGTTCGCCCATTCCGCAAGAATGGTGGCTTGGCTAAGTGATCCCAAGCAATGTTAGAGATGGTTTAAAAACTAGATTACAAACAATTACTGGGCTGAGAGTTTATGATTTGATTCCAGATACAGTAACGCCACCAGCCGCAGTAGTTGGTCAATTAGATTTCACCTTCGATATAAACAATGCAAGAGGCTTGGATCAAGCCAATTGTGATGTGTTGGTGATTGTTCAACGCCTATCAGAGCGAGTAGCCCAGGATAAGTTAGATGCTTTTCTAGCAGGATCAGGGGCTGGCTCAATTAAGGCCGCAATTGAAGGTGATAGAACTTTAGGTGGAACAGTGAACACGCTTAGAGTTATTAGCGCCGAAGGCGGAACTTATGATTCTGCTGGCAGTTTATTCCTATCTTACAGATACCGCCTCACAATTTGGGGTTAAGGAGAAAAAATGTCTTACATCGTTACCTCAGAATTAGAGGTTTGTAACAAAGTAAAAGGTGATGCAATCACTGAAAAAGAATTGCTTAGTGCAGGAGCCAATATCGAAGCATTGATCCAAGGCAACCACATTAAGGCAGCAGGGGGAATTATCAAACCAGCAATCCAAGAAGGAGCCGACAAATAATGCCAAGAATAGTATTAACCAACGCAAAGATTACGATAAATTCAGTGGATTTATCTGATCATATTGCTAGCGTTACTTTAAGTACCAGTTTAGATGTTGTAGATACAACAGGTTTTTCATCAACAGCAGCACGAACAAGAGTTTCTGGTTTGCAAGATAATTCCTTAACTCTTGAATTTCACCAAGATTACGCAACATCAAATGTAGAGCAAACAATCTACCCACTGATCGGAACCAATACAACAGTGGTAGTATCACCAACCGCAGCAGTGGTAGGGCCTTTAAATCCTTACTATACCTTTTCTGCAAATGTAGCCGAGTGGCAACCACTTTCAGGCGCAGTTGGAGAATTGGCTACTGCAAGCGTTACCTGGCCAATTAGCGGAGCAATAACAAAGGCGGTTGCATAATGCCAAGAATAGTATTAACAAATGCTTCAGTTGTTTTTGCAAGTCAAGATATTTCAAGTTATGTAAGTTCAATAACTTTAAGTACCTCACTAGATGTAGTTGATACAACTGCATTTGGTAGCACTGCTCGTTCCCGTGTAGCAGGTTTAGCCGATAATCAAATAACTCTTGAATTTTTCCAGGATTTCGGTTCTGGGCTTCTTGAATCAATTATTTATCCAACAATCGGAACATCTGCTGCAATGGTAGTTAAGCCAGTTGCAGGTTCTACTACTTCAACAAATCCACAATACGCATTTAACGCCTTAGTTTCAGAATGGCAACCGCTATCAGGTGCCGTTGGGGAACTTGCAACAGCAAGCGTTACATGGCCAATCTCAGGCGCAATAACAAAATCATAACTAATAAGGGGGAATAAAAATGGATGGATTATCACTAAAGATCAAAACTAACGATGGTGTGGATGCAACATATACTTTGCGGCCTCGCACCATCGTTGCTTTCGAGCAAAAGTTTGGCAAAGGATTGGCAAAGTTATTTTCAGAGGATCAAAAGATGGAACACATCTATTTCCTTGCTTGGCAATCACTAAAAGATAATGGCCGAGTTGTAAAACCCTTTGGCCCAGAATTTTTAGATACGCTTGAATCTGTTGAAATGGTTTCAGACCCAAATTCAGAATCCACCGAGATAGCCTAACCTTTGCAATTGCAACGGCCTCGGTGGAGTTGGGCATCTCTCCTATTGATTTGATTGATGCTCCAGATGGCGTTTTGGAAGCAATGTTCGCTTATCTAAAGGAAAGAGCAAAGGCAAATAAATATGGCCGATGAAGTTATTGTTCTAACAGGTATCAAAGAAACTGTTGATGCCCTAAAACAATTTGATAAAGCGGCGGCCAGAAAATTTAATAAAGTAATTAATGATGAATTGAACAGGGCTGAGAAATCAGCAGATAATTTAGTTGTTCAATTTACAAACCCTGTTTACGGAACTCCAATGCGTGGCTGGCGAAAAACACCAGCCACTAATCCAAGAACTAGAGGCGGCGCTGGATGGCCAGCCTGGGATGTTGGTACAATTCAGGCTGGCATTAAAAAGAGCCGTGTTCAGGGTAAAGTTCGTGGTGATTACACAACTAGCGCAGGTGCGTTAATAAACAGTAGCGCTGCTGGCGCAATCTTTGAAGTTGCAGGCAGAAATGCCAATGCTTCAAGAAATCAATTTGTTAGATATTTAAGTAACTCATTTGGCAAAGCCTCACGCCTTATTTGGGCGGTTGTTGATAAAGATAAAGAGGCAATTCAAAGGCGAGTTGCAGCAGCCTTAGAGGATGCTAAAAAAACATTACAAACTAATTTGAACAGTAGGAGTTGAGATGGCCGTTGGCGCAGTAATTGCAAGAATTATTACCCAGTATTCTGCCAAAGGCTCTAAACAAGCGCAAAAAGATATTGCAAAACTTGGAAAAGATTTTGATAAATTTGCCAAGAGGAGTGCAATTGCCTTTGCTGCCGCAGGCGCAGCCGTAGGCGCATTTGCCATCAAGGTTGGTAAAGATGCAGTTCAAGGCGCAATGGAAGATCAGAAACAACAGATCGCCCTGGCAACCGCCCTGCGCAATGTTACTGGTGCAACAGATGAGGCGATTGCCTCCACTGTTGAATATCTTGATAAGCAAGAACTTTTAGTCGGCGTTGATAATAAAGAATTAATCCCTTCTCTGCAAATCTTAGTTCAAGCGACAAAAGATTTAACCTCTGCTCAAAATTTACAGAACCTTGCTCTTGATATTTCGGCTGGAACTTCAAAAGATTTAGGCGCAGTTTCATTAGCCCTTGCAAAAGCATTAGGCGGAAATGTCGGCGCTTTAACCCGTCTAGGTGTGCCTCTTGATGCCGCCGCAGTAAAGTCAAAAGATTTGAATGCAATTTTAAACTCACTTGCAGCCACATTCGCTGGGCAGGCAGAGAAAAGAGCAGGCACTTTTGAATTTAGAATTAATAAATTAAACCTTGCCTTTAATCAAGTTCTGGATCAATTAGGTTACGCCTTAATTCCAGTTTTAGAGCAATTTGCTATTACTCTAGGAACTCAAGTTCTACCTAAATTACAGGCTTGGATTGATGCAAATAAAGATGAATTAATTGCTGGGTTAACTACAATTGTAGAAAAAATACCACAATTAATTACACTGGTATTTGATCTCTTTGATTACATCCAACGCAATCTTGGAACTATTAAAGTTCTTGGTGCATTATTAGTTAGCACATTTGCTGGTGCTAAGGTTTATGCAGGAGTAATTGCATTAAGTGGTGCTATAAATATATTAACCGCAGCCTTCGGGCGCCAGGCAGCAGCAGGCACCGCAGCAGGTGTGGCTACCGCATTTGCAACAGGTGGAGCCTCAGCCATTGCGGCAGCAGCAGCAATCACCGCATTTACAACAGCAGGTTTAATTGCCTATAAGCAATTAACTAAAACCACCGATGGGTTAAATAACCAAAACGCAGAGTTAGATGATTCAAGAAGATATTGGGCAAAAATCTACGATAGCAAAACTGTTAAAAGCACTGGCGCTATTAATACAAACATTGCTGGAATGGGTAAAAATACTAAGGCTTTAACTGAGGCGCAAAAGAAACAAATGCTAACTCAAGAAGCCTTAAATAAGTTACAGAAAATGGGTGTAACTCCAACCTCTGAAACTGATCCAATCCAACTTGAGGCAGTTAGATTAAACTTGCTTAAAGAGCAGAACCTTGTTCAAAAGAGAATGTACGATCAATTGCTTGCTAATTATCAGGCAACTGAAAGAATGAACATCGCTGCTCAGCGTTATGCCGATATTTTAATGGTTATTTCTGATACAAAGATAACCAGCGAAGAAGTAAACCTTCTCGCTGCTAAGTGGGGCCTAACTAATTATCAGGTTGTTGAGTACCTTGCAAAAGTTACTGGCAATGTTAATCTTGGCGCAGGCTGGGATGCAGCAGGATTGGCCGCAGCCGATGGCTGGAAAACGGCTCTTGCAGAACTCAATGCCTACCTCGCAGCCGTTGGCAAGGGCGCATTTGTAGCACCTAAAAATGTTGTACCTACTGCTCCTGGAACTATGTCGTTATTAGAGGCACATCAAAAAAATGTAGATGCTATAAAGAGAGTAAATGAAATAAATCAAAACTTACTTGATAAAATTAAAAGCACTGTAAAGGTTCCTGATACACCTACAAAGGGTGGAATATCCTCTGAGGAGAAGGCAGTTCGTGATGCCTTGGCAAATTACTTAGCAGCAGATGATGCAATGAGAATATCAATGCCAAGTGCCTCTGATTTTGCTGGCGGTGGCAGTGGTTCAGTAAATGTAATTGTTAATAATGCTGGAAGTACAATAACAAGTTCCGATTTGAATGATTCAGTTAGAAACGGAATCTTGGCTGCTCAAACATCTGGCCGACCAATTACCACTACCTTCTTGGCCCTATAATGCCAGGTACTCCAGTTCTTGGCGTTTCAATTGACTTTGCAAACGGGCCTTCCTTTGGAAATCCATTAATCTTAGATGATCCAACTACACCTCTTGGCACTGGTATCTTGGCAGATGCACCAGGTGATGTAGTTGATGTTTCAAACATTGCATTACAGGTAAGCATTCGCAGAGGCAGAAACCGCATTCTTAATAAGTTCGAGGCTGGTTCTGCAATTGTAGTTTTAGCAGATAACAACGGCGATTGGTCGCCAGCAAATACTTCATCTCCTTATTACGGCAAATTGCTACCACTTCGCAAGATTCGTATCTGGGCAGATTATGATGATGGCTTTGGAACTGATCGCTATTATCTTTACTCAGGCTACATTACTACCTATAACAGCACTTATGGCCTTGGCGTTGATGATACCTCTAAGATTACTTTGCAATGTGTAGATGGTTTCAGATTATTAAATAACATCGGAATCACAACAGTTGCAGGAGCAGGCTCACCACAATTAAGCGGAGCCAGAATTAATACCTTGCTTGATGTTGTAAATTGGCCTTCATCTCAAAGAGATATAGATGCAGGAAATAGCACAATGCAGGCTGATCCTGGCACCCCTAATAGAGATTTGCTTGGTGTAATTCAATTGGTTGAATCCTCAGAGTTTGGCGGCTTCTTTATTGATGCCGAGGGTAACGCAACCTTTTTCTCAAGAGATACTATAAGCAAAAAGGCAGATGAGGTTCCAACAGTATTTGCCGATGATGGAACAGGTATTGGTTATCAGCAGATTGAGTTTGCCAATGATGATACTTTGCTAGTTAATGATGTAACTGTAACCCGTCTAAATGGAACTAGCCAAAATGTATTTGATCAAACCTCGATAGATACCTACTTCCTGCACTCAGGCAGGCGAGAGGGCATTCTAGTTCAAACCGATGCTGAGGCTTTAGATCAGGCTCGCACTTTGCTAGAGGCTAGAAAAAATACTACTGATCGTATTGATTCAATGACTATGACCCTTCTTGATCCAAACGAAACGGCTGGCATCCTTGCAGGTTTGAATTTGGAAATCTTTGATTTGGTAAATGTAACTAAAACTGTTCCAGGTGGGTCAACAATTACCAAAGAACTATTCGTTCAGGGCGTTCAGCACGACATTACAAACACCACTTTTAATACTAAAATACTAACCGCAGAACCTCTAATCCAGGCGTTCATCCTTGATAGCACCACCTCTCAAGGTCGCTTGGATTCTGGTATTCTGAGTTATTAACTAAGGAGAAATAAATGGCAGCAGGGTTAGGGTTCAAAACCTTTAATACTGGAGATGTTTTAACAGCATCTGAAGTTAATGGCTACTTAATGCAAGGCATCTTGGTTTTTGCCGATGCTACTGCAAGAGATGCCGCAATTACATCACCGCAAGAAGGCCAATTTGCATTTACTAAAGATAACAATTCACTTTGGTACTACTCAGGCAGTGCCTGGGTTGCATCTGGTGCAACTGGTGATATTGAAGGCGTAACTGCTGGAACTGGTATCTCAGGAGGCGGAACCTCTGGAACTGTTACTATCACAAACTCTATGGCTACCGCAATAGATGCCAAGGGTGATCTTGTTGTAGGTACTGGGGCCGATACCTTCAGCCGCCTAGCAGTAGGCACAAATGGGCACACACTCGTAGCGGATAGTGCGGAAACCACAGGCTTAAAATGGGCTGCACCATCTAGCGGTGCAATGACAAAAATTACCAGCGGTTCATTTGCAAGTTCAACAAATATTATCGATGGCATATTTACCACATCCTATAAAGTTTACAAAGTGTTTTTGTATAACTTAAAAGGTGATTCTGCTTCAAATGATTTTCAAATGCGTTTTCGAGTTAACATACGCGGATCAATTATCACAGTAGGAAGCAGTGCATATTTTGGCAGTGGATTTGAATACTCAAATGGTAATAGCCAAAGTGGATTTGGTTACAGCGGTGCGACTCAGGCAACTATTGCTAACAATATAGGAACGCTTAGTGGTATGTATGAATTCACATTTAGCAGAGTTGGAAATGGCGATGAAAAACCTGTGTTTAGATGTGATTTTTACACTGGTTCTGGTTACAGCGCAGGCATAGCGGCTGGAACTCAAGTTTCAGAGTTTAATTGGACACCAACGGGATTGGTATTTTTAGCAAGTTCTGGAAATGTTGAAGCAAATTTTGCAGTTTATGGATTGGAAAACTAATGAAAAAAACTGATATATATATTCATAATGCTGAAACTGGCGAGGTTATCGAACGAGATTTTAATGCAGATGAATTAGCCCAGTTTGAAAC